TTCCCGGAGGTCGGGTTGTTTCAGGCATTGGGCCGCGCATGTCACGGCTCAGTGTTCGAGTTCGGGTGCGGCGATGGGCGACTGTCGCCCGCATTCGATCCTCAGAATTACGCGGGATTCGACATTAGCCCAGCGGCCTTGGCTGCTGCGGCGAGGGCGAACCCTGCACACCGATACGTGACGGACTGGACGCCTGCCGAGACGTTTCTCGCGCACACCGTCCTGCTGCATGTGCCGGACGGTGAGATTCAATCCGTCATTGATCGCGCCAAGCAATGCCCGCGCATCGTGATCGGCGAGGTGATGGGCCGCAATTGGCGGCGAGGGGGCAATCCGCCCGTGTTCAACCGCGAGGCGCATGAGTACGTGGAAATGGTGGGGCGCGAGCTGATCGACAGCATCGCCGTTCCGTATCCGCGATACCGATGCGACTTGCAACTACTGGTGTTTGAATGATCAAGGCTTGCGTACTGCGCTCCGGTGGCGACTTCAAGCCGGAACACGTTCAATGGCTGGCAAAACAAGTGCCGGGGCTGGTCTGCCTATCTGACGCGCCGGTTCCGGGCGTGGAGACAATCGCCCTCGCGCATGACTGGCCTATTTGGTGGGCCAAAATGGAGATGTTCGGGCCGTCGCTGGATGGCGATGTACTGATGATCGACCTGGATACCATTGTGATGGCGTTGCCAGAGCAACCATCCGAAACAACCGTGCTGGCCGACTTCACTAAGCCCGAGATCATGGGTTCCGGCTTCATGTACGTGACCGCTGCCGATCGGGCGCGGGTGTGGGAGGCATGGATGCAAGATCCAGCCAAGCACATTGCCGCGAACCAGCGCTGGCCGAAGTGGGGCGATCAAGGGTTTTTGCAGGACCACCTGGGCAGCGCAGCCAAGTGGGGCGGTGAGGTTGTCAGCTACAAGGTGCATTGCCGCAATGGGCTGCCAGCGGGAACGCAGGTGGCCTGCTTTCACGGCAAGCCCCGACCCTGGCATGTGAGTGATGAGTGGGTTCCGCCGCTGCATGTGGTCGCGCCCATCGGTGACTTCCGGGAGTTGATCCTCAAGCACAAGGGCAAGCGAATCTGCGTCATCGGCGGCGCTCCGGTCACTGAGCTCCCCGACGCGGATGTGTATATCAGCACCAACGCGCATGGGATCGGGCTGGTCAAGCCGGATTACCTGCTGGCGATGGACGAGCGCCACGACCGGGAACGGTGCGAAATGGGCCTGTTCCTGCGGGGCAAGTCCAATGCACCGATCATCTCCCCGCACGGGTATGCGGACTACCGGCTCGGCAGCTGGCCGCAGCACCCCAGGTTCGTCCTGTCGGGCATGATTGCCACATGGGCGGCGTGGGCGATGGGCGCCAAAGTGGTCATCCTGGCTGGGTGCGATGGCTACGGCGGCGAGGCTGGATTTGTCAGGGAAGCACACAAGATCGCGCTGGACGTACACTGTCCGGTGCGGGTGGCCGGTGGCGGCCCGTTGACGGCTGTCTGGCCGGAGTACGACCCTGCCGAGAAGTTCGGCAAGTACAAGCCGCACAGTGCCATTGACGGCCTGCGCGGTATCGACGGGCGCATCCGCGTGCGGGCACGCAAGCCCTGCACCGTGGGTCGCGTAGAGCTTGCCAAGGGGCGGGAGATGACGGCCATGCGCCATGAGGTTGCGAGCCTGCTGAAACACCGAATGGTTGAGGAAATTTAATGGCAAGCCTGATTATCGAGGACGGCACCGGCAAGGATGACGGCGACAGCTACGCTACGGCGGCTGAGCTGGTCACCTACGCCACGAACTACGGCGTTAGCGTGCCGGTGACCGAGGCCGAACAGGAATCCCTGTTACGGCGCGCTGCGGTGCAGATGAATGGCCTGTCGTGGAAGGGCGAACGTTCGGTATCCGGCCAAGCACTGGCATGGCCCCGCTCGGGCGTGTGCGTGCATGGCGAGGAGCTGGCTTCCGACACCATCCCCCGCGAGATCCTGTACGGGCAGATGGCGCTGGCTGCTGAAATCCTGACCTATGACGCGGCCCCTCCGGCTACGGCCAAGGGTGCAGTGACCGAGGAAACAGTGGACGTGATCACGGTCAAGTACGCCACCATCGACAACTCCGGCAAGGTTCTGCCCGTAGGCGCCGGAGCGGCCAGTACGCCGCTGTTCGCTGACTACTTGGCGGGCCGAGGCTGGAATCTGAAGGCAGTTCGGGCTTAAAGCAGGTTGCGCCCGTCCTGATCCTGTATTGCGACCAGCTTACAGGGAGCGGCTTTGATTCCATTGGGTGAGGTGACGCTGAACTCCGCGAGGCTTCCGGGTGGAATGGTGGTGGGCAGCACATAGCCACTCACAACTGATCCGCTCACGTCAACAAAGGGCGTGGAGTATTCGACCGGCACGGTCCCGGTGTTGCGAATCGACCCCTTGATTTGGCCGAAGTTCTTGTTGGTATCGCAGTCGATATTGAGTAGGGAGACTTTGCCGGCAACGGGCGTGGACTGGACCGGAGAAACAGCCTGACTGCATCCAGCAAGCAACACAGCGGCAATGATGGCAATGGCTTTCATGGTGGCTCCCGAGTTGGCGGGCCGAATTTAGCACAGGAACCCCAATGGCCTACGACTACGCACCGCTGGCGGCGACCGCTCAGCGGCTGCTTGCCCTGTTCGGCCAATCCGTGACCCTGAGCAAGACCACGCCGGGCGCGTATGACCCGGTGACCGGCGAGACGACTGGCGCCACCACGGCCACGCAGACAGCGTTTTCGGTGCTGCTGGATTACTCGCTACAGGAGTCGGGGGCCAAGTTCGCGGACGGCTCACAGGTGCGCGTAGGTGACAAGAAGTGCCTGATCGAAGCCAAGGGGCTCGCTTGGGCGCCCGATGAGCTGACCACGCTCACCGCTGGCGGCGTTATCTGGCAGATCGAGAAGTTGAGGACGCTGGCTCCGGCTGGCACTCCGGCACTGCTCTACACGGCGAACGCGACGCGCTAATGGCATTCGCCGCTCAGGTTCGCAACTTCACCACGAAGGCAGAAAAGGCGACCGACAAGACCATCCGCGCAATCACCTTCGCATTGTTCCGCGAGGTGATCATGCGAACGCCTGTGGATAAGGGGCGGCTCAAGGGGAACTGGCAGGCCAGCCAAGGCTCGCCTGCGACGGGAACGGTCACCACGACTGACCCTAGCGGCGGCGTGACCATTGCATCCATGGCGTCCGCAATCGGCGGATGGGGGTCAGTGTCCTATCTTTCCAATAATTTGGTCTACGCCCATCGGATTGAGTACGACGGCTGGTCGCATACCAAAGCGCCCGCAGGCATGGTCCGCGTCTCGCTGGCCCGCATTAACGCAATCGTCGCCACGGCGACCCGAAACAACAAGGTCTAAGCATGTCCGCCAAGAAGATCAACGCCGCGCTGGTCGCCGCGTATCGGGCGGCTATGCCTGGGCTTATCAACGCCACCGCCTACGAAGGTGCGGCATTCACGCCAACGGTAGGCAGCAAGTGGGCGCAGCTCACGAACCTTCGCGCTGGCGATGACCCCGCAACGCTGGGCATAGGCGGTCAGGACGAAGCGTCCGGGGTATTCCAGATCGACATAAGCGTGGCCGAGAACACCGGCACCGCCGCACTGCTGACCGATGCCGACACCCTGAAAGCCTATTTCGTCGGCGGTCGCACCTTCACCTACGAATCCCAATGCGTCCATGTCCGCAAGGCAGACGTGTCCCAAATCCGCCGCGTCGATGGCTGGCTCCGCATCTCCGTTTCGGTGTTTTACCTCTCCCGCTCAACCCGAGGAAGCTTCTAAATGTCCTGTTCCGGCAACGGCTCGGCCGTCAAGTATTACTGGATCATCGAGGATGCTGACGGCAACATCGACGCCACAGCTCCCGAGTTCAAGCCCATCCGCTACAACACGTCGTCCCTCGCCCGAAACTCGGCGCAGATCGACTCGAACGAAATCAATCCGTTCCGCCAGCGTCCGCTTTCCCGGCAAGGCACCTACAGCACGCAGGGCGATCTTGCGGTGGAACTGTCGGATGACAGCTTCGATGACTTGCTCGAAATCGCGTTGCAGGGTACGTGGGACACCAACGTCCTGAAGGTCGGAGACACGGAGCGC